TGTTTTTGTTTCTTGTCCGTTAACAGTAACATAGGCATCTTTGATACTTGCCAATGCAACAGAACTAACAATAGTAGTAGATGTAGCATTTACTGTTGTTGCTATCTGAGTATCAACTAGGCCAGTTCCGCCAACAGTCAGCCCACTAACACTCAACCATCCTGTCCAAGTATTAGATGCTATACTTACTGTATTAGCAATAGTGTTTACTGTATAATCAACTGCATAACGCAATGGAGTGGTGCCAACACTTACCAGCACAGATGCTGTGCTTGCAGGTTTTCCACCAATTTCAAAAGTTGTAGTTAAATTATCTAACAGATATTTTCTGTTGATAATCAACGGACTTGCTTGGCCTTTTGATTCAAATACAGTAACAGCAAAACTTTCTTGTACTTGTCCTGGTAGTAATTCTTCCGGAGCATGACTGTAGTTTGCATCTAAAAACGCACTACCGTCTAGTAAAATGTCAGATGGTTTAATACCAAGTGTAATTTCGCCTAACTGGCCGCCACTGATCACTGCGTCTAATGCATCTGGATCGCCGGGAAGGATTGTTCCGTCACTTGCTTGATCTCTAAATGTAACATACTGTGTCGCAGTTAAGTCTTGAGTAAAATTAGCCAACGGAATGTAGACTGTTGCTGTTGTTCCGGTTCCAATAATAGTAGGAACGACTGTGGGATCTAGTCGAGTCGTTCTACCCGACCCTGTGGTTACATACACATTAATCGTTGTCCCAACAGGAACTTCGAACGGTGTAGTTATTGGTACTAAGTTTGCCGCTTCTTTAGACAATATATTATTAAGTTTGCCAATTTTTGCTGTATAATTGTTTACTTGAATTTGAGCTTCATTAACTTGCCCTAATATATACTGGTATTGAGGATTGTTAACTAACTGTACCCCCGATCCCGGAACCTGTATTAGAGTAGGAGTCTGCACTAACGCTGATTGTAGCTGAGCTAACCGTGTTGACCAGAATGACAGTTCAATTGTTGCAGAGTCTAGTTCTGCATTAATACTTGTCACTTGTGCCGCTGCCTTATTCAGCGGATCTGTTACTACTCCATAATTAGCTTCACTAGAATAACTATCCCAAGCACTGGTATAGTACGGTAGTGCATCCCAACCTGATGCGTAATTGAAAGGCAGGGTGTCAATTTTCACGCCGCCAAAAGTCATGCCTTTCATTAGTTGGGTCAGCTCTTTACCCGGCATACCAGAAGCAGGATTATAATAATTGTTGATTCTGTCAACTGCTGATAACAATTTGATATCTTTAATATATTTCAATAATAGACGTTTTTCTTTATCAGGAACAAAATTCAATACCAATTTTGCAAATTTCTTAAGAGCAGTAACTCCGCTGGTATTTGTAAACAAGTCTGAATAATATTCGATAGTGTATTGATCGCTCAGTATCATTGAGCCGTCTATTGTAAGATCGATCGTATTCTTTTCTGCTTGCGGTACCCAAGTTAATAACCAAGTGTATGTTTCGCCATCACCTACAAAATAATCAGTTGCCTTAATATCTGCAATTTCTGTTCCGTAGGAAATACGATCAAACTTCATTGTTACAGAAGTTGTTCGAATTTTTCCGTTGTATAGTTGTACGCGGGCTTTTGCCTGAGTAAAGTTTTTGCCTCCGCCACCTATTAAGACAACAGTCGGTGTTTCTGTATAGTTGCTACCAGGAGCAAGTACAACAATTTCGTAAACTTTACCTAAACTGATATACGCCCTAGCAAATGCTCCAGATCCGGTGTCTCCAGGTGCTGTAATAATTTCCACCCTAGGAGGATTTACATAATTAGATCCCCCATCGGTTATTTGAACTTCTCCCACCTCATAGGAAAAATTATCAGCCCATGATCGATAAGGATAAACGGACAATAAAGGATCGCTATAAGATTTAATTGTTGTAAACTGCTCTAACGTTTGATCATAGTATGCAGGTAGGTCAAAGTCAGTACTAAAGGTATGTGTTGGATCTAATGATGTATAATTTGTTGTAAAATTTCTAATCTTTGTATGATAAGGTTTTACTTCTTCGATCCATTTTTCATAGAACAAACTATCTTGTAATTTATAAGTGGGACGCTGATCTAGCGATCCTGCTTTATTTGTGACACTGATAAAAGTTGTTTTAAATGCCCAGTCGAGAGTTGCCTGTTCCGATAATGCATATTTTACAGCATGGAAGAAGAATTTATTCCAATATTCTTTTAAATTGTCTACAAATAAATCATCCTTAATTGCCTTGAGAACATAACGCAATTCTACATCAGGAGATTGATCGAAAAAGGTTGAATCATATGCGGCAACTTCGTCAAACCCAAAGTCACTTAGAGCCGGACTCCATAGTGCAGGATCAAGTTGTATTGTTCCTTTTTCCTCAACAACTATATCGTAGTCAGCATCAAATGTGCCAATATTGACCGTTTTATCAACTTTCTTTAAGACTACATAGCGGCCGGCTCCGGCATTTTGTATTTTTACGAGATCACCAATTTTAGGAGTTATTCCTGCTAATCCATATGTGTCGCTTATTGTGTAAGAGATCGGTTGCAATTTATTATAATCTGCTCGTGTCCAGTCGACGGGAGTCCAATATTTGGTCACATCATACTGCTGACTGTGAACTCGTGTCCACAGTTGCTCTGCTCGGTTCCATTCAAACTTACTCCACATATTACTTGCTTCAGAATCTGTTTGTACATAAACAGTGTAAGGACGGACTATCAATTTTGGTATTGATGTATAGCCGTATCCCGACTTAATAATTGTTGCGCCGATTACTCGTCCTGTTTCATCTAATATCGTGTGTATTACAGCACCATTGCCGTTACCGGCAACTGTTACTGTTGGAGGGTAAAGATAATTATACCCACCGCCTGAATAAGAAACAGTTACTCGATCAATTCCACCATTACTATTAATAGTACATACTAACTCTGCTTGGCTCAATGCCTTGGTCTCAATTAGTCCCAATTGATAATTTGTTTCAACAATTTGGTCCCACGCATTTTGTTCAGAAGACGGAATTTCCTCCATCATCTTTAGATTAGGTATTGATTTTAAACTTGTAATTCTATTTTCTAATAAAACGGTATTAGTCCATTCTAAAACTGTTCTTAATGCTTCCATTCTATCAGCAAACATTGTTTGACGGGGTCTTACATTGATACCATATCGTTGTTGAACTGACAACTCAGGATCAGGAACGGGTTGGCCAATCTTATCATAGCCAACTAAGCTGTCTATTAATTTTTGTTCTAACATTGTAGAAGGATTACTATGAGCATCTCCTTCTTGTAACAGCAACCATTCTGTATGTCGAGGTGACGAATTCGCTAATCTATCAAAATTAATATGTAGATTTGTATTACCATCATTGATTAAATCTTTAGTATTAACTAATGCTACTGCATCTTGTCTTAAAATTGTAGCATATTCTACCAATTGATTTTTAGGATCGGCGATCAATCCTGCAACTGTTATTGCGTTTATTCTTCTATTTTTAACTCCGGCAGGTAGAGTAGTTTTGTTTCTAACCCAGTAATAATAAACATTGCTAAATGTGCTGGTAACTTCGTTATAAACCTGTTTTACTGATAGTACACTATTGTCAGGATATTTAGGCTGACCACTTATACCGCGAAGCAACCCGTTGCTTGTGTCAGCAACTGCCGCCCATTCGCTAGGCAATAAATCAGAACTTATCCACTCATAAACCTGTATAGCACTTCCTGGAAATGTTGACCCCCATTGATTTTTTCTATAATCTAAATTTCCTTGTTCATACCAGTAATATTTTACAGCACCCGTGTCCCACCATAACTCACCAACATGATTGTCTGTCCAATTAGAATTAGTATCAACTGATATCTTTCCGGTCCCAAGAGTATAAACAGCAGGGTCAGTTATTGTTTTATACGACAATTCTTGGTTAGCCGTCCCGGGGATATAACCTTTTACAGGGTCAAATATTTCAAGATACTGTGTAATAGTATCTTTTCCTGCATCAATTATCATCAGACGTTTAATCACTGAAGGATCGACTAACGGCTCCTCATATCTTAGTAGGCTCCAGCTGTTTACAGATGTATCTATTTTTTGGAATATGAATGTCTGTCCATTATTCTTGCCGGACGTTGTGTCAGCAGTAGGTGCACCGACATATATGTTTCCACTTAGTTGAGCAACTGAATATCCGAAATCACTTCCTGTAGTAACTGCGTTCGATTGCACATCTTGTGCATATGAGAAGTAAGTGTGATATCTGTTGAATACACTAACAGAACCTGCACCTTCTATATTACTATAGAATCGGGTTGACTGATTGTCAAATGTTGTTTTCTTAATTCGAATATCAGTTGTAGAATCTTTAACGTATTTTGTGCCGTATAATGCTTTTGCATTTGGCAGTAATCCCATATACGTATCAAATGTAATATTTTGTAATTCTAATGTACCAATGCTTGAAACGATTAATGTTTTCTTAGTATCATCAATCGAAATGTCAAAACCAAAAATTGTATTAGAATTTCTGTTCGGCTGTGTTAGATTTTGTAACCATGTAAATTTAGATCCGTTCCACTTCCAGACGCTTACTAGACCTTGATATAATCCGTACTGTGTACCTGGACTACTGATAAACAAGTACTCCCCGTCTTTACTCATTACAAGTTTATTGCCTAACAAGTCACCTGATGTGATCAAGCCTTTTAGACCATCTGTATCTTTTGTGATATCGGTTGATAGTGCGGTGTATGTATTATTAGAATTTTTAGTAAAGATCCTAACAATGCCGGTGTCGGTGTATGCGCCCGGAGCGCCAACTGCTACAACGCTAAGGTCGTCACTTGCCGCAATACTTTGACCAAAGAAGCTACCCGTTGGAAGATTTGCATTTGATAATGCTGTTAACGCAGAAACTGTTACAGTACTTGTGTTGTACTGGCCCATAGTCATGGTGTAATTATAAACATGTCCAATACCTTCACCAGGGGCGCCGACTAGGAAATGTTTGTTAGTTGCTGAAGAATTCACAACGATTGAATTTCCGTAACGACCGTTTGCTGTAGGATTAGGAGTTGTTAAAGCTGCCAGAGTTACTGGCTGATTCAGCACACGATTAACCGCAGTGATTTTAATCATGCCAGTTCTATCAAGCTGTGTTACATTGTTAGTATCTTGCACAAAACGTAAATCACCAGAGCCAGATACATCGCCTCGAACTCGACTTGTTGCAGGAGCACCTACAAAAATTATATTGTCAGCCGCATCATATTTTAGACTGTATCCAAATTGAGGAGGAATCGTACTTAGGTAGTAATCGTATCCTGCTTCTTTTAATGAGTATGTGAATAAGGTGTTTACTTTAACATCTCTAACAGATGTTTTGTTATAAACAAATATTTTACCATATCCATAGTTGTTATCATAAAATCCAGGCGCACTTACTATATACGTCGAAGTTGATTCGTCAGTGCTGTATGAAAATCCATACTGCTGATTTGTATTATCAATAGCATCTGAATATGTAGTATCCGAGTAATTGTTAATTTTTTCGTAGACTGCCCATTTCTTAGAACCGTCATCATCGACCCAGATTTTATCTCCGTACTTGGTTGTTGTTAGTCTTGGCAAAGAGTGTAGGTCATCAAAGCTACCAAAGCGAACTGAAACAAATTTAGAAACAATTCCGATGTAGATTTCTGATGAGTATGGTACCGCAGTTAATGAGCTAGAAACTGTAAATTGTGTATTAGATTCAATGGAAGTAACAAGATATACTTTGTTAAGGTCTGGAATAAATCTCGAAACAGCGATTACTTCACCTTCTACTAACCCATGAGATTGTGCTGTAGTAAATTGAATTCCTATACCAGGATTTGTAACAGTAACATCAATAATCTGAACATTCTGTCTTGTGTATCGCAGAACATCCCAGCTACCAGTAGGACTGTATCCTAACCAAAAGGTACTGCCTTCTGCAATTAAATTTGGATCTCCGATGTCTAAAATACTGTTAACATTATAGGCAGTGGCTGTTACATCGTCAACGCGAACATACCCTGCTGTTTGTATTTCAGAAATATACTCTGAAAAATTAGTATCCAAAGTTGGAAATACATTACTGTAGTCGTAATCGTCAGGCGCAACTAACACATCAGATTGTGGAACACGATAAATGAAATCATTATTAGTAGTAGTGTAACCTGTAAATTGTATTATCTGAGGGTTTTGAACAAACCGCTGATCGTTTAAATTAAACTGTAATTCTTTATAAGAACTATAACCACCAAAGGCTCCAATTCTAAAAGCCCAAGTTTCTAAAAACTCAACTTCACCTTGTAGATTATTAAGACTTGCCTTGGCCAATTTAGTGATAGAGTTAGCCGTACCTTTTTCTTTGATATAACCTTGATAGAATTTATATTGAGCGATTCTATCATCAAAAATATTATCTAAGTATATTCTAGGAGTATAGCCTGTAAGATGTTGAGCCATACGTTGCTGACCAACATCAAAGTTATCTATATCCAAGCTATAGAAATCTTCAAATTGAGTAATCTTATATTCAAAATTTGGCAACAATGATGGAGTAGGTTTTGATCTTAATCCCAACCATGCAGTAAAATCAAAGGCCGCAGAACCGTCAACTTTCATAATGGCTGAATAATATTTTCCAGAATATCGAACAACTTCTCCCGGTGAGTAATCTGTAAACTGTTGCCAATCAGCTACTACTGCTTCATCGTATATAAATCCAGGAGTTGTAAGAGACCCGTTCCATTCTGCTGTTCTAAATCCTGTCAATTTGATACGTTGTTGACGATAACCTGTATCTCTATCATAGACAATATCTTTAAACACACTAAAGTTATTAAAAATGACCGCATGTTGTTTTTGTATAATATTAACCTGAACAAAATAGAAACCTGTGTTAGGCAGTAAAGATTCAATTACAAATTCGCCATCTCCTCTTGATAGAGTAAATTGCTGAGACGGAAATACTGTCCCGTCTGATGTTAGTAAATTATATTGATAATAAGGATCTGTTAAATCATCAACTACTCCATACAGTGTTTGATTTCCTGAACTGTCAACTGTTCTAAATTTAACTTGTTGAGCAAAGGGACTTAGTACCAACAACGATCCATCGATCCAATTTTGTGTTGTCCAGAATAAAAATTCTTTTGTTGAAAAGTCCCAATCAAGTATGGAATTAAGATCTGATTGAAAGTAGTCAAATACAAACCCTTGAGTTTCTAAATATTTTCCGTATCCGATTAAAAAATCATATACGTCTTGTATTGTTAATAGTGTAGATCCATACGAAACAACAACTGGAGCAGGATCATACTTGTTTGCTTTTGCAACTGTTACACCGCCAACGGTAGGAAGTTCGGCCAATTGCTGAAAGTTACTAGAATTAAATGATGTACTTGCAGTATGACTTAGTTTTGTTCTATAGTAAATATTTTGATAAGATACTAACTGTCCTGTTTGATAAAATTTATTTTCAGTCCAGGTTACGTAATTCTCAGAGGTACCACCAAGGGTGACTTTAGAATCTTGAAAACTATGGATAGGATTTAGTATTGTAAAGTACGGCTTGAGAGAATCATATCCCTTTACAATATATGCTCCTTGATTTTTTTGAATAATAATACCACTAACTGATAAAGATACAATAGGATTGCTTTGATGCAAATGAATAGTATAATCTTCTGAAGGTAATAGCACTCCCGGATTAACGCTAGAGGGATCTACCGAATCAATTCGGACATCTAACTTATCTTTATCTAAGAAGCCTTCTGCCTTGTACATTAAATTGTAATCTACACCTGCAAGATCTGTTTTTAGTTTAGCAATATAATTTGAATTTCTTTGTAGACCTGCTTCGATAAGCATTACACTATAACCAGCCGAGTGCTGTATCTTTCCGTCAACTGTATCTCTATACAATACAAGGTCTGAAAGTTTTAATAATTGTTCGTTATCTCCGTATACCGTTTGCCCTGCAACTGAAAATCGAATTCTACTGGTATCAAATAGTAGACTGGAATATTTGGCAGGTTTGGTAAGAGCTAACAATATTTGAACAGCAAATGGCCAGGCGCTTGATCTTCTCCATGCTGTTTCAGCCGGAGCGTGATCGCCAAAAATCCATTCTGCATTATTTTGATTAAAAATAACATTTTGTGCAAGGCCGATGCTCACTGGATCTAGCAAGGTACCGTTTTCAGTAACTGGTAATATCTCTAATAGATTTGGTCTAGCATAATTTAAATCAACGCCGGCTCTTGGACCGCTTCGAATAATACCTTGTGATAAGTCTGACCATAAAATTGTATTACCAGAGGTAAAAGGTGCAGGACCGTATTGTGATCTCCACCAATCCGGTTGTTCACTGAATCCTAACATTTCCCATGCATGTGTATGCGGACGATCAGTGTCATAGAAATATTTAAAGATTCCTCTCCAATGACCTGGAAGTTGTAAATTATTTGTGGGGTTAGTAGCTGATGTTCTAAAATTCCATGTTCGAGGCTCATTTACTTCGATTATATTTGTTCTATAATCAACTCCGTTGAATCCTGTCCATTTTAAAAATTCTGAACTTAGAATTTTAAAAATTTCATTATAACTAAAGTCTTTATTTCTATATGCACCAGGCAACACAGAATTAACATCAAGTAATGTAGGAGTATATACCGAATTTGACTTTATGTTATTAAAAATTCGCGTTTCTAATTCTAAAATTATATTATCTCTATAATCGCCGTAGGCCAACATAATACTACCGTCGTGCCCTTCGATCACAAACGCCGGAGTTGTGTATGTTGTATCAAAATATATCGATGGCTGGAAACTAGGATATATACCTAATTTTGACGGAGTAGGCGGAATGTAGCATCCATGTGTAGTTGCATAGGTTCTGATCTCAATAACATCACCGAGATTTAATTTTTTAACAAAAGTCACGCTAGGATCTGTATTGGGAATAGTGTAGTCTATGCCTAGTATCAATTGGAATCCATTGATATATATTATTACTGCTTTATCGTTAACAGCTACCAGATCGATAATTGAAGGAAGAGCGTAAGTTGTAATTCTTAAATCTGTTACAGTATAGGTTCTTAATACGTAATCTTGCCCGTATGGAACCATGTCGGAATATCCATATGGGAAAGATGCATTTTTACCTACATTGATCGAAGATAATATTTGATCAACTGCATCTCGAGGAGTTACTGCATTTGTTATTTCGTTAACTGCTTTTAAGAATGTAGATTTAAAATTTTGATAATCATCTGATACTTTCTTCACTGCATTAATAATACTATGTTCTTTTAATCCAATAAAGAAGTGTGCAAATGACAACGGTTCGACATGAGAAACTATTCGAGTGCCATATTGTGCAGTATCTCCAAGATCTCTTAAATTATTAAATCCCAACGAAGATCCAAAGAAATTAGGAATCTTTTCAGTGATAGATTGTAATTGATTCGTGAATTCAGCTAATGTTAGTTGAGGAATAGGACCATTTAACGGATTATTTGTTAAGCTCAGACTAGGCTCGTATATTCCGTTCTCATTAGGCACAGCTATTGTATACAGTTTAATTAAAACCCTGTCTGAAGGCTTTAAATTAGTCTGAAAGACTACAAACAAGTATTGATTTTGCGGAACAAGCTCATATTCGATATATTGTATTTTTTTAATATCGTTAACAAATACAGACACTTTTAAATCTGTTTGCCAGCCAGGGTAAGCAACGGCATTAATTTCTACAGAAGATGTTACTGTTTCAATTACCTGATATTGTAAAATAGGAATAGGAAGATCAACTGAACGAACCCAAGCATTTCCGTACTTTGTCGAAGTGCTATCTGATATTTTCAAAAAGCCAGATGATACGGGGACTATCTGTGTTCCCGAAGACGATGCTACAGAAAATGTATCTGTATTAAAATAGTTTGTAAAAAGAAAATCGCCAATGTTTTCTACATTGAGATATTTTAAATCAAGACCTAATACCGGATCGTGTATCGTACCTGCCGTATAACCAAACAATTTGGTTCCGGAAAAATTTCCAGGATAATGAGTAGTGTCACTATAACTTATTCCGTTGGCATCAAATAGGTCAAATACTGGAGCTTGATTTAGTCCAATTTTCTGTTGAGCTAAAATCCAACTGGTGCCATTCCACCACCAACTAGATCCTCTGTATATAGATCCTTCTGCGGTAACAACAGTGTCTCCAATTGACGGAGTAGATGTTACTTCCTCAATTAGATTAACAAGTTGATTGCCGTTTACTGTTTCTATTTTAACTACAAAAGTTTTTCCTCTAACCAGAGTATCTTCGTCAGCATTGAAAATAACTCTATATCCTTCTTCTAATAGTACCCCGTCAACATAATATCCCGAACTACCCTCGACTGTAAAAAATACATTAGTAGTTACTGTGTCCATTAGATGAACATTAGGTTTTGCGATAGTACCAAAATTAAACAGTTTGATATTAGGGCGGAATTCAATGATAGGGCGGAGAGCACGTTTGTCTTGAGGGAATACCGCAGGTACTCCGTTTGCATTTGCTGATGCCTGAATTACTCCAGCATGAAACCAACGATTATAACGAGACCAAGGATTTCTATCGATACTGGCACGATTAATTGTAACATAATCGGGAGTGATTGGAGCATTTCTAAAATCATCAAAAGGTAATTGATCAAAACCTTGTGCATCAAAATTAGTGTTAAGACTATTTGATAAATCAACATCATTTTGTAAGCTGTCAAAATCTATTAAGTTGATGGCGGTACCAACACCTTCAACTACCCAACGTTTTTTAGCATATGACTCGGGTAGTACACTATCTGGAAAGTATACTATCATTCCGTTTGTAAATGTAATATTGTTACCAGAACTATAGGTTTTCTTTCCTATAATATCTGTATCAACATTTAATTCTGTATTTTCAAGTATAGATTTAACAATAATCTTTCCTGCTACTCGAGTATCGTCACCTGCTACATAATACAAGACATCAGGTGTTAGATCGTCAACAGTAATAATAATTTGTCCATCTTTTGATCCGTTATTGAGCACTCCGGAATACTGATCTGCTTGTCCGTATGACAAAGCTGTTTTGATCCAAAGATTATGTACAGATGTAACATTCAATACATAAGTCAACCCTCTATAAAAGGTTACAGTTGGATCTGGTGTTAGTCCATTAGGGGTAAAAATAAAAACAGTTGCGTTATTTGTATCGCTGATTATTTTTTGATCAATGGTTGTAAAAGTGTTAACTGTTGTTCCGCCGTCAGTGACTGTATATGTACTGACTGTGGATTTTTGTACTCCGGTGATTTCTACAGGATCTGGGCCAGCTTCTAACCAATAGTATTGTGTATAGTTTACAAACTTATCAATGTCTATTTTTGGATCATAAGAATATACAGTAGGGCGAAAAATCTTATCATGATTATCTACTGTAGCATTATAATATGATAATTGATTGATCAAGTCATCATAGCTTACTGCGTGTTTTATATTATTACTATCATCCCTTACAATTAGCCCGGGATCTAACTGATAGTCTTGTGTTAATTTTGATACACTATCGATGTACTGATCTTTTAATGGATTATATGTTGAAGTTATTTTACTTCCAACATATCCACTAATTCTTTCAACTCGAGGAACTTCAACTAATCTATCTAATGTGCTTGATAAAAATTTTATATTTTTATCTGTCTTAAGATATTCAGGTAATAGATCACTGGTCTTTCTTGTATGACTAGGGTCGTTTAAGTTATAAACGTCAGTTAATTCGTTACGTGTGTTTTTTGCCATTTTTTAAATTCTTATACGATAGATAGTCTTGATGGAGTCAGTGCTGATATAATTTCTATATCTGCCACGCTGGCTCCACTTACAAATATTTCATTACTCTGACATGCTATTTCAAATAAATTACCAAACGACGATCCGTTCTTAGGAACAATAATAAAATTAGAAATGTCAGGAGTCATCACATTCATGATATACGTAGATAGTTCACTGAAATTAAATGAATCGCCAAAATTCCAATTGTCAAGTGCGAAGAAATCGTTAATTGCCGCAAGGATTCTTGTTTTTAAATTATTGTCATTAATAGGAATACTAGAATTTTTTACAGCCCTGAATGTTGCTTGTAAATTTAATTCGGCCGATGGACCAAACAAAATTTTATATTTTGCGGGATGGTATATGATCGTGTCTGATATGCTTTTTATAGGGTCAAGATATTGACTATATGTATCTTCAAGAGTCGCGGTTGTCGGGGGCATAGGCTCCATCTGGGTAGTATCTAATAACCACATTCTGTAGGCAACGTCATACCCTGTGGTAAGCATATAGATATCAATAATGTTTGATTTGGCAGGGTCGATGCGCTTTTCTTCTCCACTATTATGAATATAATGAAATTTTAAATTGCTACGGCCGGCACGAGCAAAAAACTGTGGTTGTAATTGGTATTCTAAATTTGCCAATGAATATTTTTTAATAACATCTGCTGAGTAGAAATAGTATAATTGGCCATCTACCGGATTATCAACACGGCTCTCGTCAGGATATGCAATGAATTTACTAGAATCATATAACTGATATCTTGAACCATCTTGTAGTGTTTGAAAATATACAAAATTTCCAAGAAACCCTGTTTGCACTAAAGGATTTTGACTGTCAGTAATAATTGCGAAGCTATCAGGATCATCTATTTGGCCGTTGTTCTTGGAATCGTAAAAACTGATTAGTACTTTTTTAGGTTCTACATAACCATCACTTTCAACTACAGCTTCGTCTACTTGCCACGAATGATCTTTACCTAATTCATTAATAGTTTGTCCTGCAGGTATTACTACCCAACTGCCGTTTATTTTTCTACTTACAACGTCGTTGGTTGTATTGAGATAGAAATCACCATTAGATCCTAAAGATACCTGTGGGGTAGCCGAACCGTGTCTCCATGCGTTTCCTAGGTTAGGAATAGTATTAATGCCAAGGACAGAAATTTTATCTTTAATAGTAGTGTTAGAAATATAATCAAAATTGTTTTTGTAATCATCTACAAAAAATGATGTTTGTTCTGCACTCTCAAATACATAATTTGTTTTCCTATAAAACGTAGTATAAGAAGATCCGGTCCATTTGAACCCAATAATCCAAGATGCATCAACGTTTTGATTGGTAGTATCTCCTTGATATATCAAACTAAAATCACTTTGTAGATCAACGTTAGTATCAGTAACGATTGCCCATGCTCTAGTTAATCTATCAAAACTTAATCCAAAATTAAGTTTTCCTACCATCTGATTTACAATTTGATTTTCTAAAGCAAACGGTAAACTTGTAACCAATTGAGGGATTATCTCAACTGGGATAGATCCGTCGGCTATAAATCCAGTTAGTACGATTGGTCCTGTACCATCATTTAAAAGACCATTGCCGCTGTTTGACCCATCTCCAGTTACTAACGATACTCTCGCCCATGTATATGTACGTGTTGTAGAATCAGCTTGATCAGTTAATCTTCCTGATGGCAGATAAAATTTACCTTCTGGTGGTTGAAATTTTATCAAGGCGCCAGCAGTAATATATTGTGCATTGTTACTGCTAAAATATCCAACTTGTTGTGGTGTTATAATACCGCTAATAAAATCGTACTTGTCTTTAAAATATCCACGGACTTGCCCGGATTCAATCTGTGCAAGGGTCCAACTGATGTTAATATTTGACAGATCTGGTCTAGGGTACTTGTCAAAATAGAAATTGCGAGTCGTTGGATTTTCGATCAACGGCTCAATTTTTGATTTCAAAACACCAAATGCTTGGTTACGATTCTCAAAGGTAAATGTAAAACTTAACTGCTGATCTTCTTTATAAATTATCCCGTCTTGAGCATATATATCTGTTTGACTATATCTACCAGTAACATCATTCAGGTCAAAGTATTTGCTGATTCCAGAACTTTGACGGTTAACACTTTTAACTTTAATAACATCAGATGCAACTGTAACTGGACCTATGTTATAATCCTCTCCTGTTACCATTCTATTTTGTAGGTAATAATTTTGAGGAGCTTTTTGCTTAATAGATGCATCCGTTTCTGCAGGTGAACTGTTGTAAACAGAATACTGTAAACTTAGTGTCAGTGATAAGTATTGTGTCTGACCAGCTCCGTTTACATAGGGGATCCGTACTGACAGCCCGTTTATATCCGGAGGAGAAATTGTGTATGACAGTCCGTTACTTTGCCTATAGTAGAGTACGAAACCGCCTTTAGGCAAATCGCCAAAGTTACCGTCAGCAAAATTTAGATCAATTTGATCATTGATCCTTGAAGTTACTGCATATAGTGTTCGTGTGTTTAAATTTAAACTATTATAGATAACATTATTGCCCACGATTGCATCAACCTTGGCCCATTCTTTGTTATATGTGCCGTCTGCATTTAATTGCCATAGCCAGACATCACTGTTATTAATGTCAGTTGCATTAATACCAACGATTTCATTTGGTACAGGATTATCAACTGCAAAAGCAGAGCTAGACAATGTTCCTTGTTTGAAGTGCATAAAGAAACCAGTGTTCTTTGAACCGGCTCCTTGATTATCATTTCTCCAAATTATACCTGTTTGTCTGCCAGGTAGTGGAGATTCTTCGTATATATAATTTTTGTCTTTGAATGTTGCACTTACTAATTCAAATCCCATAGCTATTCCGCTAATTGATTTACTAAAAGTATAAACAGGAGCGCCTGTTTGGGATGTGTTTATTCTATATTGGTCTGTTGCAATCCCTTCAATAGTATCTGATAGGGCAGGGGAGCCGAATGCCATTCCAGAAGGCATCGCAGAATTCATAGTTAGAATCCATTGTTGATACCAGTTGTTATTCGAAGGATCATTCCAACTAATAATCTGATTAGCAAGGTTAGTTCCATTATTATCTATGATAGAATCAGTCGTGCTGATCGCAGTAATTTTTAAAAGGCCGCTGGCTGGGGAATTTCTTTTTGCATTATAACTGATTAGCTGTGCTAAACGTAGAATGCTATCTCGACGCTGGGCTGTTTCTAAAAAGTTTTCTCGAGCATTTAAATCAACACGGAAACTTAAATTTTGACCTAGATAACATATAAGATCTACCAGAGCTATAAACTCACTACTTTCAATATAATCATTAAAATCTTCGGGGTAGTTTGCTCTTAGGTACTGAACTGCTGATCGACGAAGGGTATCGTAATCGTACGATTTAAAGTCTGCATTATTGAACGATTGATATATCTTAGTCCAATCTTCTGCGACAAGTAGTTTTGAGTTGGTTGCTGGTATCATATATGTTATGCCATTTGGATAACATATTTATTAGTAAAGTAAACTACGTAGATTATTGTAGAGATAATCCGGCTTGTTTATCAAAATTTAAACGCATCACATCAACTTGACTCGTGGGCACAAATCTGAGATTAATTTCTAAAACTAGGCCAAAATCTGCTTCAGTGATAGCAACTGATATAACGCTGACTCTAGGATCTGATGCTATGATTTTTTTAATATCTTGTTCTATTTCAGATCTAACTTCATCAGTAAACGGATCGTATAATTTATCCCATATAATAGTACCCCAGCCAGGGTGCATTACACGTTCGCCCTGTCGGGTATTAAAATAATTCAATAAGTCCTGCTTTACAACATCAAAATCATACATTGTCACAGTTCTTGACAACGGATCTTGCGTAGAAAATCCTACATAAAACTGAGATGTTTGTTCCTTGTTTTGCTCGCTGTAATTTGCAGGCTTGATTATTATATTTTTATATGGCATGAGTGTATTTAAGAGACAACTGTGCCTCCACCTTCTTTGAAATATTGGGCTAATGTAGTAGATGGGACTTCTCTCTGGCCATATCCTGCTCCTTGGAAGCTGGCCCATATTTTTCTAACTTTATATGCCGCTGAAGAAAATCTACCTGCTCTGACATCGTCTAATGCATTGCGAGTTTGAAGAAGGTATATACATGCCTTGTCTTGACTTGCAGGACTGAAGTCAGGTAAAGAACATGCTTTTTTGCAAGTGTCCCAAGTGTCTGGCATAAACTGATAGGCGCCTGCGGCAGAAGATCTGAGTCTTGCTGGCCCAAGAACAATCCTAGGATGATCTTTGTATTTGTAACTTCTGTTAATGTAACTATCACCGTCTTTGTCATATGAGTTACTACCATATGTATAAAACTTGAGTCCTTTATAGCTACCAGATCCGGTAGGAGCTTTAACTCCTGGAGGTAGACCTGCATTGTCAATGTCAAATAATGCGCTGGTATATTGTGTTCTATATCCATCTTTACTGGCTGTGCCTTCTGCTCTGCGAATAGTCCAAAGGAAGGCCGCAATATTATCTTCTGCAAGATTACCTGTCTTAGTAGGTGGTGCGTAAGACGGATTTTTATTGTAAACAATATTAGCACCTGAAAAAGTATTTGTACCAGTATTTTCTGAATCAGTGCCCGAAGATCCAAATCTTACAGGGTTAACGTTCTCGTGATGCTCCCAAGGTTCGTGTGTCGGAACTCGAGTCATAATTGTAACAATATCTGCGGCTTTGTAAAATTCGCCGTCACTCCAGGAGCCTGGAGGTTGTCTATTAGGTAAATTATATCTTTGAAGAGGTTCTGCAGTGTCTGGTGCTGTAGAAGCATCAGCAGTAACGGTGTCAGGAGATGGACCAGCTGTTGCCGCAGGGCCATTAATACCTAGAGCGGGAGATGTTAGGAACAATGCTTGTTTTCCTAACACATTAATTTTCTTAGTTGCGGCAATTGAAATCGTATCATTTGCATTAAAACTAACAGATCCTGCACTACCTAATTTTACTGTCTTGCCGCCGTTGATGTTTAAATTGTCAGTTGCTTGAACAAAAGAATTAGTAGATCCTAATCTAAAATCACCGTTTACTTTGATATTGGTATTTCCGCCAGAGGCAAGATTTAAATTATCGTTTGCCGCACTAATATGCATATCCGACTGTGCTCCCAAGAACATATCGCTTCCTGCATTAATATGCAATTCCTTACTTGTCTGTATTTTTATATCGTTTACTGCCAATCCATAAATGCTATTACCAGATTCTATTTGAAAATTTTCACCGCTGACAATTTTAACAGCGCGGCCTGCTTCAATATTAAAATCACGGTCAGCACGTAGATTAAAATCTCCTTCGGCGTGGAGTGATATCGAATCTGCGGCGTAGGCATCGATCTTTCCTTGGCTTGTTAGTTCTATCCATGCGGTACCTGCGGCATTGGCAATATAGATTAAGTCACTGCTATTATGTAAAAGTATTTGATGTCCTGTGCGAGTACGAATTCTAACCAACTCATTAAGGTTGTCTTTGTCCCCGTCATCCATTACAAAGGTAGACCCGCCCAACCTGCTTACGTATGCTGTAGCTTTTTCGCCAAAACCAATTTGACCTGTTTTAGCTCCTTGAGATGTATCAATAGGACCCGGTGTGCTAATACCAAACACACTTGACGGATATTCTCTTCTAGCCGAACTAGATGTTACACCCCGTATATCGTCTAAAATAAGACCTTGTGCTAATAGACGATCTGCAAAAGGATGTACTGGTTTTGTAAATTTGTCAACATCGGCTCCCGATAAATCCCTACTGCGTTTTAAAAATTCGCCTACTGGAAGATACGTAGTTCCGTATTTTCTTTCTTGTTCAGTTGTTAGTGCAACGTTGCGACTGGCCGCAATACCAGGTACCATATGATTTTGATATGTATCAGGAACGCACCCAATCCAATAGCCAGCATTTGCCATTCCCCTTACAAAGATAACCATAACGCATGACCCAATGTCGGGAGGAACCATCCACATACCGTAGGACTTTTGTACATCGTTAAAATCTGCAGAATTATTTCCTTCAAACGAAACCGAGGTGGTTCCCCAGAACGGACTCATATAATAAACAGGAATTACGTTAGACTGTAGATTTGAATCAGCAGTTCCGCCTTCATATAACAATACTTCTAATCCGCCCATTATGGTAGAATCAAGATGGTTTACTACCCTAGCTAGGTAGGGGCTGGCATCCATGACTCGGCCTTCAAGACTCTTATGTGCTGATTCTGTTGAATTAATTGCCATTTATTTTAGCTTTGTTTTGTTAACATGAGTTTATCCAACGGACTTAATGTTCTTTGTGTACCATACAAACTATTTGCTGTATTTGCTTGTACATAGTATCCGCCAAATCCTTGTACTGTTCGAATTGCATTGGCATTATTTGACTCTACTGATCCAAGCCCTTGTACTGCAGGCTGTAGCCCAGCAGTATTTAAACTTGCATTGTTCAGTTCTGAGGCGCTTCTGAACTTGTCAATTTGTTGTGTTGCGTTTAACGGATTTCCGCCAGTGATTCCATTCGCTTGTCCTCTCGATCCGCCAAGAAGAGCCAGTAGTGCCCCGACTGATGCAAACGATGCGGCGCCTGGAAGATTTGCAATATTTCCCCCGTTGGCAAGAATTTTTTGCAGATCGTACTGGCTAACATTCGCAAGAGGCGATTTAGTCAGTGCTTGTAATGCTGGTAAGTTCTTAAGACCAGCTCCTGTTAAATTCTTTAGACTGAGCCCTAGCGCCTGGAATCCTTGGATATTGGCATCTGTAGGAACAGACGACAATACTTTTTGTAGTCTTGATAACAATGATGTTTGTTGATCTGCTGATAATCCAGAAAACTGTGCAGGATCAATTCCTAATTGTGCGGCAATCGCTGTAGGATCAGTAGGAACTCCGTTTAATGCGGCAATAGTCTTTTGTCCAACATTGCTTAGATTAGAAGGATCAGATGGATTAGTAATATAATTTTTTCCGTCTGCTGTAATTACGTTGTTTTTATAATTTGTTTCTAACGTATAAAGATTATTAGTGTCCTGAACAAAGCTAGAAATAATACTTGATTGTGCATACTGATTGGCTTGATCTTGTGCTGTCTTGCTGGGTGTAGGAAGAGTTGTCGTCTGCAGGGGAATTCCGTTAGTGTACGGATTATAACCTGTTAATGTTTGACCCACTGCAGGAGCGCCAGGATCATTTAATAATGCATCTGCAACTGCAACAAGCCCCCCTATTTGCATACCTACTGAAGAGATTGCTTGTAATGGGGCCACAACTCCTTGTATAACGCCCAGTCCATCAGCTATGGCGGCATCAATACGACTGACTGAAGATTGTAAGACATTTGACGTTCTAGAAAAAAGTCCTTGAGCTGAACTCATTAGTCCTGCTAATCCGAGGCTAGGAATTTGAGGATTTAAAATTTTGTTTAGGTCAGCAACTTGCTTCTTGGCACCAAACTTAGTTACAGAACTCGGTGCAGAATCTGGTGTTTGCTGTTGTCCTGGCTCAGGTGTACTCTTAAAGGGAATTGATTTTGTTACGTTCTTATACGGTTGTTGTCCCGGAACTCTAATTAAATGCAAAGTCTGAGTAAACTCGCCATCCCTAAAATGATGGTCTGTTGCTCGCACGATGAATAGTCCACTAAAATGGTCAACTGTCTGTCCACCAAAGTCCATGAACCCGTCAGTACGATAGTCTCTAGGATTTTTAAAGTCAATGCTTATAAAAACTTCCCCATCCAACCACGGAGCTTCCCCATTTTTATTTTGAGTCTCGCTATCATACCCGTACTCAACATTACTCATTCCCGAAGTAACTAGATAATAAGGATCGCCAATAATCTTGCAATCCATTCCTTGCATTTCATTATTATCGGTTAGTTGATCTTGAATCGCTTTAGCTAATGCAAGGTACGGGGATATTTGTAATGGTTTTCCGTCTAGCCCCGTGGCGCTGGTATTTCCTGCAACAGCAGGTGCTGTGTTAACCTGTTGACTAGGGTCTCGCTTCGTTTGGTCAGATGCAGTTACTTGTAATGTATTCGATGGCGATGCTCCAAGAGACGTTGCAGATCTATCCTGCACACCTAATTTGTAAGGTCGCTGTTGATAATATAAAGAATTAAAACTAATTTTAAAATCTAATAGGTCGACATTTTTTCCAGTATAGATATAATTGTAAGTTCTAGATAATGTTCTTCTTAACCCTTCAGTATCCCAAGATCCGAATTCTTCAGGCAACCTTGAATAATGTATCCAGTAGGGCCGAACTTCGTATGTGATGGTGTATGCAGGTCGTTTTTCTTTAGGATTTGTGTTTTCTTTTAGTTTGGTATTAACATGTACTCTAAACCAAGGAACCTTTCCGTTGTACTTGTCTTTCCATTTATCTTTATTATCAATGAAATCTTTAGTATATGCGCTATCTCTAATAACAGCATTTATAATATCATAAATTTTAGTTCCAGCCCTAACTGAAATCGTCTCGCCCTTCTTATCATACTTAATAGCGGTAATTTCATCACCCACAAATTTATAATTATTTTTTTTTGTCTTATCAGTAGGTGCCGCAAATTCATACATAGAATTAGCTCTTAGAAACTCGTTAATTTTTTTATCTTCTATTGTAAAAGTTTCTGAAGATCCGTCAGGTGCTTTCATTGGTTTAAATTTAATTTCATATGAATTAAAAACTTTTGCGCCTTCAGAATCGTTACCTTTACTTTTTGCTGTTTGAATTTCTTTTACCAAATTCGTAAGCATGTCGCCAACTGTTTCGCCTTTCATCTTCATAGTTACTGGGATGTCGGCATCAAAACCCAACACATTTGCATTCATATTAACAAGCCCGACTCTATAGCTTGTGCCGCGCTCGTCGGAAGTTATTTGAACACTGGTTATTCCAACTGTCCAATATCTTTCAGACCTTGGAACTTTTTCAGCCTTGCCTGTGGTGTCGTTCCATCCCCAGAACTCTATCTTTAAACATAATGGCTTATCAACATGATCTTCATATCCGGCAGCTAAACAATTAACTCGTAAAGACTCAAGGAACCCGTTCATACTGAGAGGCTCTATCACAGTCATTTGAAATTGAGTTACAACGGCACCCTCTGTTAACAACCAAGGCCCGTTCATCTCAAGACTCTCAACAAAAAAATCGTATCTTCCGGTGCCTGTTTTATTAAACTCTTCTACTAACTGTTTTAAATCTGCATTAGCAGTTTTTGCTGTTGGGCCGCTAGATCTAGTATCTTCTCCGGTGCCCGGCGGAGCATTTTGTAATCCAGGCTGTTGTACTCCATAGACTGCTAATTCACCGTCAGTAATTCCCTTTGTACCTTTTCCAGACGTTTTGAAAATAACATGCTCTAACTGAGGAGATTTTGCAAGATAAGAAGTGCTGTTAAATTGGTCCTGGGTTAAGACCGCAAGAGTAAACACATAGTTGTACGAGCTGTAATTATTAAGTGGGTTAGTTGTGCCCACTGAAGTATACGCAGTACTTGTGTTATCATAAAACATATCTTATAATCCTAATGCTTTATTAATTGTTGTAAGTTGCGGAATAAAAATTTTAACGCCAGGAATCATATCATATATAGGATCTCTAATAACGTCTTTGTTACGCATAGCGAATACCCACCATAAACTTTCATTCTGATATACGTCAAATGCCAATAGATCAGGACGATGTTTATATTGCGAAGTCAGTGTAATTTGTGTGTCATTTTTTAATGACGGAATATCTCGAATAGTCATTACATCTAAATAATTAGATTTTTGCTCTGTATTAAAATAAGGACTTGATTTACTGTATACAATATTAGCCATTTTATAGATATCCTTGATCTGCTAACTTACCTTTGTTAAATTTATCAACTGAATAACTTAGTTGTTGTGCTCGACTGTAAACTGGAATTAATTCTAACGATAAAGAACAAGAAACAGGAACGAAATTGGTACCATAGTCTTTGATTCCTTCTCCTACTTGAATATAATCAACTCCGTCAGGTAGATCTATTTTCCACGATTGTACGGCAACAGGAACATTATGTAGCATACTGTTACCGTATGCCATTAGTCTGCAGATTGGCGGAGGTGATCCTGCACCTACATCATCGCCCCAGCGCATTTTTGTCAATGTTCTAAGTAAGTGTTGAACTGCAAGTATTAACGATCCTTCGTATTCGTTTTGACAAGTAAACTTTCCTGTAATTTGTATTGCACTTGTTTGTGCATTTTTAAAAAAATGATTGTTAAAATTTGAATGAGTAGGAGAAAGACTTGTATATGCCGCTTGATTGCTGTAGCTGATCGTCGGAGTAAACGGAAATATAATGCCGCCAGGATGAGATGATGGGCCTCCAATATTTTCAAAAGGTCTAGTACTGCCAAACTGCGGGCCTCCACCTAGTGTACTTTTTGTATACATATCAGGAACACACAATTTAACTCTAATATCGCGGGCCGGTTGGCCTTTCCAGTTGATAGAAGCTGGCATAGATGACTCAGGTATAGCCGCTAACTTGATTTTATTCTTTTCGTAATTCGGCAGATTAGTGTCGTCCCAGCTACCTAGACTTTTTGAATACGCAAGCTCTTCAGCGGTTCGGCCAGACGAATTAGCGTTTGCCTGGGCTTGTAAATCTTCTCCTGGTTTTGCGGCCATATGTTTTTTCCTTTACCAGTTATTTAACCTGATAAATAATATACGTAGATAATAAAAGTCTTGACTTCTTACTTTTTTCTGCTATAATAGTACTGGGAGATCCTATACATGACATCAATAATAACAACAAGAAAAGTCAAGTATCTAAAC